TTGTAAGGCCGCAGGTGCTAAGACAGCCATGAAGAAGAAGACATCTTCATCTCGTGTTAATTGGAAAAAGAAGGCTAAGTGATGCCAAAGTCAAAAGACCCTAAGTTAGCCAGAGCAGGCGTAAGTGCTTACAACAAACCTAAGCGCACTCCGGGTGGCTCTAAGAAGTTCGTAGTGGTTGCCAAAGAAGGCGACAAGACCAAGACTATTCGTTTTGGTGATCCTAATATGACGATCAAGAAAGACCAACCTGCTCGTCGTAGGAGCTTTAGGGCTCGTCACAAATGTGACACTAACCCACCAAGTAAGCTAACTGCTCGTTATTGGTCATGTAAAAAATGGTAACACTTGACTTTTTAGTCAAAATGTGGTATACTAATACATATATACACTAAGGTATTCTCATGACATACTTACAACTTGTCAATAATGTTCTTAAGCGTCTTAGGGAGCGTACTGTTTCTACTGTGGAAGAAACGGCTTACTCTACGTTGATTAGTATTTTAATTAACGATGCTAAGGAAGAAGTAGAAAATGCATGGGCGTGGTCTGCTTTACGTGAGACACTAACGGTAACAACAGTAGCTGACACATTTAACTATGAGCTTAACGGCACACAAAATCGCCTTACTGTTCTTGATGCTTTAAACGACTCTGACAATTTCTTCTTGCAGTACAAAGAAGCACACGAGATGAATAATTTGTTTTTAAACTCTACCCCTTCTCGTGAGACACCAAGGTACTACTCATTTAACGGGGTGTCATCTGATGGTGACACTTTGATTGATCTGTATCCAATTCCAAATGGTGTTTATACGTTACGGTTTAATGTGATTAAACGAACTGCAGATTTAGCTACAGATTCAGATACATTAACCATTCCTTCTCAACCTGTTATACATTTGGCATATGCTAAAGCAGTAGAGGAGCGTGGAGAAGACGGAGGTGTTGCAGGTATGTCAGCGTACAATACTGCACAGCGGGCTATTTCAGACGCTATTGCACTTGATGCCGCTAAACACCCTGAAGAAACAATCTGGTATACCGTATGACCAAGCCCTTACAGTCAGCCAGTATTGCCGCACCGGGCTTCTTTGGATTAAACACCCAAGAGTCTGGTATTACGCTTGAGTCTGGCTTTGCATTACAAGCTACCAACTGTGTAATTGATAAGTTTGGACGTTTAGGTGCTCGTAAAGGATGGGTATTTTTAGACGAGTCTACTGGTGTTGGTCTTCAAGGTATGCATCGGTTTGTTGATATTGATGCAACTGAATACTTTGGTGCGTGGTCAGATACAAACTTTTACATTTACTCTGCAGGCACACTAACGTCTGTTACATACTCAGGATCACAGTCGATTACTGAAGGTAACTGGCAGGCTGTGACACTAAATGATGCGGCATACTTGTTCCAAGCAGGATACGAACCATTATTCTTTGACACTGTTTCAGGTGAAGTCAAAGATATGAGCGATGCATTAAGTACCGCTACAGTTACAATTAATTCAAACTCAACGACTGCAACGGTTACACATACAAGTCATGGGTTTACATCAGGCAATCCTGTTACAATCAGTGGTGCTAATGAAGCTGTCTTTAATGGTACGTTTACTGTTACGGTGACAGGCACAAACACCTATACGTATACAATGCCAAGTTCTAATTCTAACAACCCTGCTACAGGTACAATTACAGCCGCTTGGTATCATGATGTACCTCCTGAAGCAAACGTAGCATTGTCAGCTTATGGTCGCATTTGGGCGGCATCGACAGCTACTAACAAAACAACATTGTATTGGTCTAACTTGCTTGACGGCACAGACTGGGATGGAGGCACAGCAGGACGTTTAGACATTTCTGGTATTCTTGTGTACGGCAACGATGAGATTATTGCATTAGGCGCACACAATGGTTTCTTAATTGTCTTCTGTAAAAACAACATTATTATCTTTGGTGACAGCGATACTGCTCAAACCTACCTTGACCCTACGACACTACAACTGGTAGAAGTTATTAACGGTGTTGGGTGTATTGCAAGAGACAGCTTACAGAACACAGGTACAGATATTTTATTCTTGTCTGACTCAGGCTTGATGTCGTTAGGTCGAGTCATTCAAGAGAAGTCAACACCAATGCGTGACTTGTCAAGAAACGTGCGTGATGATTTGGTACAGTTAATTGAGTCTGAGACACCTGCTAATATTAAGTCAACATACTCAGCAACCAATGCATTCTATTTACTTGCATTCCCAACAACTAAGCAAGTGTACTGTTTTGACATGAGGGGCCCATTACAAGATGGCTCTGCTCGTGTAACCATCTGGAACAACATGGAGTTCACTGACTGGCTTGGGTTTGATGGTGAAGTATACATGACTCATGCAGATGGTCTTGCTAGATACTCAGGCTACCAAGACAATGGTCAGTCATATCGTATGGTGTACTTTACAAACTACTTTGATCTTGGTGCGGCATCACAAACAAAGATCCTCAAGCGTCTGTCTATGACCGTTATTGGAGCTACAGGACAGGACTTTGTTGTTAAGTCAGGGTTTGACTACAGTGACCAGTACAACTCCTATCCGCTGACAGTACGTACAGGCACAGTGTACGAGTATAACATTACTGAGTACAACATTGGTGAATACTCAGGTGGCACATTGGTTGACACAGTACGTGCTCCGGGATCAGGCAGTGGATCAGTATTACAATTAGGATTTGAAGCAGACCTTAACGGTGGTGCTTTGTCAATTCAAAAGATGGATGTCTATGTTAAACAAGGTAGGACAATCTAATGAGTTCATATACTAAATCAACAGACTTTGCTTCTAAAGATGCACTGCTCACAGGTAACCCACTTAAGGTTGTCAAAGGAACAGAAATTGACGATGAGTTCAATGCTATTCAAACAGCAATAAACTCTAAAGCAGACACTAACTCTCCTGCACTTTCTGGCACACCTACGGCCCCTACAGCATCTGCAGGAACATCAACAACACAGATTGCAACAACAGCATTTGTGGATAATACTTATGCTCCTATTGCATCACCTACGTTGACTGGTACACCCTTAGCTCCAACAGCTACAGCAGGTACAAATACAACACAGATTGCTACGACTGCTTTTGTTACTACCGCTATTGATGCTATTCCAGACCTAGAGTATGCATCGCAAACAACCAAAGGTGGTGCAAGAATTTATATTTCTGGTGGTGATCTTTACATTTACACTCAGGACTAATCATGGCTATTGTTGTAAACGGTGCAGTATTAGATTGGTATCAAGAAGCAGTATATCTTAACGGTACTGCGGTAAGTACGCCTGATTCACCGGGAGATGTTTATTTTAACGGTACTCGTGTGTTTGGTCTGACTAGTCCTGCATTTAGCTCAGAGACTACACTAACTACATTAAACCTTGCTCCTGATTCTTCTGATATTGAAAACTGGGTATCTGGATTAACAACAGAAATTACAGATGCGTTTCATTCACACAGCTATGCTCAAGGGCCGGGGACAGATACAATCTATAGAATGTATTTAAAAGAAGGCTACCGATGGGTTACAGGTGATGGAACATTTGTAGGTAGCGCAAGCCCCGGAACTCAAGTTGATGCATACTCTGGTAAATCTGTCACAGGATTTAATACTTCACATAACGGTGGAGTAAGCGGCACACTACGTAGAGACGATGGCGTTTGATTAAAACACCAGTAGCAATACAACCTGCATACACGATTTATTATGAGTGGTTTGAAGACAAGGTTTGGACTCACGCAGATGTACACAAATGGACACCTAAGATTGCCAAAGAGTTCAAAGAAGTACACGGACTATTGAACATCATAGCAGGACAACCCTTTTTCTGTCTGGTTGACAATCCTAAACTCACAAAGTTTGTAAAACAATTAGGATACAAATTTGTAACAGATGCAAATTGCATCGACAATGTAAAACGGAGCATATATAGATATGGGTAGCGTAGTAAGTGGACTGTTCGGCAAGGGCGGTTCTGGTACCGCAGGAGAAGCCGTAGCACGAGCTAGAGAACTTGCTCCGGGTGCTAGGTTTAATCCTTATGCCGTTCGTACAGGAACAGGTACAACAGGATACAGAGGTGACGGTCAGTTCTATTCAGAGTTGTCTCAGCCGTATCAAGATCTCTTAGGAACCACCTTAGGTGGTGCTCAAGGACTCTTTGAGCAGTTTGGTTCCTTTGATCCTAGCCAACGTGCGGCAGATATCTACCAACAGCAGGCGGCATTACTTCAGCCTTCTTTTGAACAACAAGCCACACAACTCCAAAGCAGACTCTTTGGCGGGGGTAGGCTAGGTCTACGTCTTGCAGGCGAGTCACAGGGCTTAGGAGCAGGATCAGGCATGGTTCAGCCAGACGCTTTAGGACTAGGACAAGCACAACAGCAAACCTTAGCACAACTAGCGGCAGGTTCACGTCAGCAAGCCTTTGGTGAACAACAGCAACTAGGCCAAATGGCGGCACAAGCGTTGCAGTCAGGTATGGGCATTAGTGGCCTTGAGCAATCCCTCATGGGTATGGGTCTTAATGCAGAACAAGCTCGTGCGGCGGCATCCTTGGGTGCTATGCAGGCTGAATTGGCTCCTTACGCAACTAAGGCTCAGATGGAGCAACAGCAACAACAAGCCGGTGCAGGATTCTTTGGTGGTCTTCTTGGTTCAGCCGCACAAGGATATGGTACTTATGCAGGACTTGCGGCGGCTTCTGATGTCCGACTCAAGGATAACATCACTCATGTAGACACACTACCGAACGGTATTAAGCTCTATACTTGGGAATGGAAAGAAAAGCGTAACGAACCAACATTCGGTGTACTAGCACAGGAAGTACAGCAAGTGCTCCCTGAGGCTGTCATTGAGCATCCAGATGGATACTTAATGGTCAACTACGCACATCCAGAGTTACAAGGAGTACACTAATGGCTAAACCAGATTCAGTATACTCTTTGTTTGGGCTCAAAGATCCGCAAGAGACTGCTAGAGAATATTACAAGCAAGCATTTGCTTATAAGCCCGGAAATGATCCATACGCACAAGCGGGTGCAGGCTTTGGTAAATTATTTACCGCTTTCTTAGGTGTTCCTGACGTAATTGAAGAGCAAGCTAAGTTACAAGAGATTGCCAAAGGGTACCAAGAGGGAAACCTTCAGAACATGGCTGAGACCTATACTCGTCTTCAGGAAGCAGGAGCACCTGCGGCAACTTTAAATAAATTGTCTGCTGACATTACAGCCGCTTCTGAAGCCTTCAATGTTCGTGCTGAAGCACAACGTGAGAAAGAGCGTCAGGCTAAAGCAAGAGAACAAGCCGTAGCTTTTATCTCTCAAACGAATCCTGATCTTGGTAACTTAGTTGCTTCTGGAGCAATGGATGTCAAGGATGGTATTGAGGCTGTTCGGAAGGCACAAGAACCAATTAAAGTTGGAGATGTCTTAGGAAACATTGATCCGAAGACAAAAAAGTTTAATGAAATCTATGATGCTCGTCAACGTAAGCCAAACACAACCTATGAAATCTTGACAGAGGCTCAAAAGAATCAACTAGGTATTACTGCACCGGGACTGTATCAGCGTGGTAGTGATGGTAAGGTGTCTCGTATTGCAGGGGCTGATTTACCACAACTTGGCACAATCCCTCAAGGGTACCAAGTAATTGTTGATACGGATGAACAAAATCGTCCTTTGATCTCTATGCAACCTATTCCGGGATCACCTCAAGAACGAGAACTACAACAATCTAAAGACGCTATTAGAGCCGGTAAGCGTGGTAAGGCAACAAAGTTTACTCAGGTTGTTGCTCCGTCAATTGATCTTGCCATTGAAATTGCAGAAGATCCAGATAACTGGGCTACCGGGAAATCAGGGGCGTTCATTGAGCAACTTGGGAAACTCTCAGGTGGTATCATCAGTGCTGAAACAAGTCGTCTTGCATTAACAGAACAATTGACAACCATTAGGGCAAACATTGGTTTCGACAGACTGCAGAAGATGCGTGATGAATCACCGACTGGTGGTGCTCTTGGTCAGGTAGCCTTGCAGGAACTCTATGCACTTCAGAGTTCGATTGCTCCGTTGAACCCCAACATGAAAGACACAGAGTTGGTTGCTAGTTTGAACAAAGTCAAAGACACCTACCGTAAGGCTGTAGAAGCTGTTGCTAATGACTTGACAGATGAGCAATTGATTGCAGAAGGTCTAGGGGACTTGATTCCATTCAGGACTGCCAATCGGAACCCTGATGGATCATACACACCTTTGGAGCCTGCAGATGACACTTTTGACATCACAAGTCTCCCTCAAGAAGTTCAAGATACTTGGGAGTTTATGACTGAAGACGAACGTGCTCTTTGGAGGTAGTGTTTGTGACTAAAGAACAACAAAGAGTTTTAGCATTGGCTAAAGCACGTAAACGGAAAGCTGAAGCCGAAAGAACAACTCAAGTTACACCTGAGCAACCTCAAGAACCTGCAAAGCCACAAGTCCAGTATACTCAAGAGCCTTATGTAGAGCCTGAGATGGCTGATGCACTTACAGTGTCTGAAACAGGCGTTGAGAGCACACCAGAAGCCGCTAAAGCGACGATCAGGAATGTCCTGCAGGGTATGTCCTTTGGGACTGCTGATGAGGCTGAGGCGGCCTTACGTTCAGCCTTTGGTGACAGAGGGTACCAAGAGAATCTAGACGTGATTCGTCAAGAGATGAAAGCCTACGCTGAAGCTAACCCCGGTTCTGCATTGTCTCAGGAACTCATTGGTGCCGTCATGACGCCTGCAGGTCTTTTGAAAGCACCTGCATATATTGAAAGAGCCGCCCCGGTAATTCGTGGGGGTATCAAAGGCGGTACTGGTGGTTTTCTGTATGGATTCGGAAGTGCTGAAGGTGATCTAGCTCAACGGACAGAAGAAGGTCTTGTTGGTGCAGGAGCCGGTGTTATCATTGGTGCTCCTTTGGAGAAAGCTGTCAGTCTTCTTGGTAACGCTAAGCTCAACAAACAGATCAAAGCGCAATCACGGGCACCTGATCTTGATCGTCTTAAATCAATTAAAGATGCCGCCTATGAAGCTGTCGATCAGACTAACTTTGCTATCGGCCCCGGAGAAGCGCAACAGATCTTCCAAAGGGCTTCTAAAGTTGCTGATGAAGCATTCTACACACCTATGCCCGGTACAGCGACAGCCGTCGACAAAGCCAAGAAGCTATTGCAAGACCTGACAACCAAAGGAATGACCTTAGGTAATTCTGAGCAAGTTCGTCGTCGTTTGTTTAAACTTGCTGAAGACAAGACTGACGGGTACATTGTACGCCAAATGATTAATGAGTTTGACGATGTCATTGAAGACTCATTGGCTAAAAGCCAGATTCCACAACTACAGATTGCTCGTGAGGCTAACCGTAAGTACAAAAACTCTGAAGCAATTTCAGAGGCGTTTGAGAAGGTTGATATCAAGGTTGGTAGACGTACTGAAGGGTACCGTAAGGTTGCCCAGAGTCTGTTGAATAATCAACGTCAGATGAAGTATTTTACTGATGCTGAAAAACAAGTTCTACAAGCAATGGCTGACGGTACTGCTTCACAACGACTACTGAACACCTTAGGACGCTTTGACTTCAGTGCGAAAGGTCTGGCCGGTGCAATCAACCTATTTACACTTGCAAGCGCACCTTGGACAGCATTGTTGTTCGTAGGCACTGGCGGAGCTAAGTACATGGCTGACCGTAAGGCTATTGCGGCGGCACAGAAGTTGATTGCTAAAGCCGGTGGTGTAGAAGCTGTCAAGAAAGCCTCACAGAACCCTAACATAGGTACTGCATCTGTCGGTGGTGTGACTGCTGACCAGATTCGTGAAGCTCTGGCCTTGGAAGAGGAGAGTAACTGATGGCTTTAAAAGGCCTATTTGATACTGCTTACGGTGTAGGTCAAGATCTGTATGGCGGTTTACAGGATTACCGTCAGGGTCTAATGAATGTCGAACGTGAGTTTCAATCAGGTGATCGTAACGTCGGTGAATATATCTTAGGCACTGGATACTACGGTGTCGCTAAACCTATTGAAGAACTATTCTCTTACTTTATTCCTGATCCAATTGAAGAAGCCATCGGCAGTGCCGCTCAATACGGCATGGAAGCTACCGGATTAGATGAGGCATTACAATCATTAGACCCAGACACACGTAGGGCCGCTGAGGAGGCCTTTGGACTCTTTGGTATACTCTCCCCCGCCGGTGCAGTTAAAGGGCAGTTAGGAAGCCGTGCAGTGGCTAAAGGTGCTCCTGATACACGGACAGCTAGAGAAAGAGCTAGAGCCGGTATGGTTTCGTCTAACTTTGACGTAATTATTGATAACTTCTACGATCCGAATACAAAGACCTATCCCGGACTCCGTGGTGATACCTCATTTGATAAAGCAGGGCGTAAGTTAATGGGCCTTGCTGAGTGGGGCACTAAAGGTATTGCCCGTACTGCCAAGTTAGCTTTTAATCCTGTAACTCGTGCAAGGTTTATGGAAACAGGTGTAACCCCTGTAGCCACTGATGCATACAAAAAGTTAGCTCAGTTAGAAGCCAAGATTGAAGCAATGCCTGCAGGCGAGGCTAAAGATGCTTTGGTGAAGCAACACAACGAAGCGTTAGAAACAATCACATCTCAAATGCAACAAATGGGTAACATTGGAGTACAAGCAGGAACTAAACCGCTCAAACGTAATGTACCTCGTGAGTTTGTTGAACGAGCCGCTATGGAAGGCACACCAATTTACAAGAGTAAAGCAGAGCTTGGTGATAACTGGTTTGATGCATCTTCAGGAACTAAAGGAAACGTAGGGCCGCTTAGTCCAGAAGTCAGTAAGTTTGTAGGCGACTACATAGAACAAGCATGGCGTGGTTCTGGTTTAGATATGGATAGGGCTAAGATTCTTGTCAAAGCTCCCTCAGGCCGACTCACAGGCGATCATTGGGCTTCTATGGCATTCAACGCTCAAGTTAATGCTATTGAACGTGCCTTTAGAGAAACAACAGGACGTAAGAGATATGTAAGCGGTGAGATTGTACGTAAGGAGTCTGGCCCAGATACGTGGCGTACTGGAGACCTTGAGCCTGACGTAGCTGAAAAACGTGTCTTAGGGGGCACGACAGAGACGACTATAGCACCTAAAGGTGGTTTCTACGATGTTGAAATTAACGGAGACCGTATTGAGCTAGTCCCAGATATTGATGGACTACGGAAAGCCCTTGAGGAAACTAGGGTTACCCGTGATGCTGATGGTAAGTTGTCAGGAGATGAGAAACTTGTTAAAACCTACGGCAAGGATTCCCCTAAGAACTTCAACATTGTTGGTCAAGATGACAAAGGCGTTTGGGTTAGTTTTTCACATCCTGCCCGTGCTAAAGTAGAAGGTGGGATGAACATATTACTACGTGTGGAGCCAGATGGAACTCTAACAAGTATTGCATCTGATCTTCATGATTTTGGTGATAAATTACCGGGCATCAATAAACTACTAGATGATGCACTTCCTAATCAAGTGCTTGCAACAACACCACCTATGCAATCTAATGTGTTCAGTCTGTCTAGCTTACGTAGTAATAAGAAAGACAATGTACCATTAAAAGAAGAGTATGGTGAGTCGGTTGAAGAGAAGCTAATTGACAAGCCTGCACCTCAGCTTTCAGAAGCACAAGGTAGGGCAGAGCTTGATGTCTTAGGTGATCTTCAGCCATCTAAAGCAGAGATTGCTCGTCAAACCATCCCTGTCGCACAGAATGTAGCTTTCACAACAAATGTGTTAGACCCTGATGAAGACTTCCAACTTGATCCAGATTTGTTCGGCCCATAAAAAAAGCCCCTTACGGGGCCATAAGTTGAGCGAACGACCTACTCAAAAACGTCAAACACATCCCCGATCATAATTTTAACAAAGGGGATGTTAATCACAAACCCATCAAAGAAGTACACTTGGGCATCCCCAATCTCCTCCTGTTCTTTCCAACCTAACACTGGCTGACTCTGGACTGTTTCAATGGACAGCCCGAATACGTGATGAAATCTTGCCGCTATCATACTGCTACCGCCTTATACATATGTTGTGCATTTCCTGTGTACGCTGAGGCACTCCCTGTCTTCATGTATGCCTGTTCAATTGCTGACTTCTCACTCAAAGCCCTGTAGACACCAATGTATCTTTGGCCGCAATAGACTTCATACAATCTTACCATCCCCAGTCATCTCCTTCTAAACCATGTGCGTTGTAGTCGGTTACTCGCTTCTCAAAGAAGTTACTCATAGACGATCCGCCTAGTAGCTCCTCCATCCACGGCAGAGGATTCTCCTTAACCTTCCAGTTCGTCTTGAGACCAAGTTGGAGTAAACGTCTGTCTGCGAGGTAGCGAATGTACTGCTTGACATCTGCCGCCGTGAGACCTTCCAAGTCACCCATCTCATACGCAAGATCAATAACCTTGTCTTCAAGTTTGACTGCAGTACGGAACATCTCGTAGATATCTTTCTTAAAGTCATCATTAACAATTCGTGGATGTTCATCACAGAACTCCCTAAACAACTTAGCCATTCCTTCAGCGTGTTGGCTTTCATCTCGTACAGACCATTCGACGACTGTACACATCCCCGGCATCTTACCGTATCTCTGGTAGTTCAAGAGCA